TAGATTAATTTAATAGGATCTCCTTGATTATAATCTAAATTTCTAGGTTCAATCTTATCTATTGCATTTTTAATAACTAAAGATTTTGATGTAGGTATATCAAACATCATTCTAAATTTTTCATAACACCAATGTGAATTAAATACATACCAATCATATTTCTTATGGTTTTCTTTATTTTGAAACCATGGCACTAAATTAGCTTGATCATATGAATTTTGTTGCCAAAGAATATTTGGTTTAGTTGGATGAAGTGGTATTTTCTCCGGAACTGAAGTTGTTATTTGTACTTTATCAAGAAGATTTTTATCTGCAAATCTTTCTAGTAATTCTACCTGTAATTCTGTCCCGCCTCTTGGATTCATTTTTGATTCATTACTTTCTCTAATAACTCTAAACCTTTATTTGTAATTGTAACAGATAAATCTTTTTGTAAATCTTCAATTTTATTTTCTTTTAAGAAGTCTTCCATATTATTATAAGTCTTTCCAGTTTTCTTACTTTTAATAATTTCTACTGTCTGACATTCTATCTTTGGTAGATTATCCATTCGTTCCTATTCTATCTAATAATGCATAACTGATGACACCTTTAATAACATCAACAGTTGTTGTTTGTGCCAATATAGCATCTCCTTCTTCTAAATTCAAGACTGTTTGGGCCGCATTACCATTACATGAACCTTGAACAGTTGCATGTATAAATTGATAACTAGTAGATGCTGAATAGTCATAAACATACATATTTAATGTAACGGGAGAAGCTCCTGTATTAGTTACAGCAATATCTTTAACAATTGCAACAGAAGAAGTGTTAATACTTAATACTGTTGTTGCAGCTGTTGTTGATAAATTAAATCCCTGATTTTTATAAAATATAGCCATGTTATACCGTTAAATCGTAAAATGATATTGATCCTATAGCATCTCCAGTTGTAGCACCAGATACTACTCTAATACCTAGTGTAAATGTATCCGACACTCCAGCTAAAGATGTTCCTAATTGGAATGCAAAATTATAACCAGTAGGTGCTGCTAATATTGCTCTTCCTTGAGCTGTAGAAGTTACATAATCATTTTGATAAATACCATCAACAGAAGTTGTCATGGCTGTTGCAGTTACGTCGTATTCAACATTACTTGATAAAGAAGTCCACGATGCTCCAGTTAAGGTAGAATTTTTCATAATACATATTTCGTAGTTTTGAGTTGTAGTAGGCAATACGTTTACTCTATTTAATAACACAACAGCACCAGCAGATGTAGATTTTAATCTAATAGATACTAATGGTAAAAATGTTGTACTTATTGTACCAAGTAAAGTAGTTCTTCTTGCAATGGTATCTTGAACTGTTTGTTGATAACCACCCTCTGAAATAACCGTAGAACAAATTTGTTTTAATGTAGATGAACTTGCTGTTGTATCTGTATTTTCAATTTCATATCTAACCGGAAGTATAGCAGTTTCCATATATACTTTTGTTTTCCCAGTTTGGTTTGCACATTGAAAAGTGTGACAAACAATAAGTTGTCCATTAATAACAAATCCACATCTAACATTACCAACACCTAACCATTCTAAATCAGTCCAAAATATTTGAACTGTTTCTAAATTTAAATCATAACCACTAGGACCTGTTCCATCTAATTTATCTCCATTCCATGAAGATTGAGATACAGTATTTGTATTTACAGGTGATCCTGATGTATTTGTTCTTATTGTAAATGAAGGTTCAGATGTTCCATTTTGTTCTAAATAAATTCCATTATTCTCATCAAAATAACCAATTCTTTGTCTAAGATTTGCTTTAGCAACATTCATACAAAATGTTGCAAGAATCAATAAACTTTTACCAGGCTGATATGGCATTCTTCTAAATGTTTGTCTTACAGTTTTGCCACCTGATACTGTACCTACATTCATATTTACTGAAGATTCATTTGTTGCAAATGTAACAGAAGATCCAGTTCCAGATGTAGAAGAACTGAATTGATCATCTTCTGCATATCTATTTTGTGAATCAAATAATGTAAAAGGTTCAGATACTCTAAATCTTCCAAAAGCATCAACACTAGTTCCTCCCGGAATTATAACTGTTGGATTACTTGAAGATCCTGTATCACACCCAAATCCATTTTGATTTCCATACATAAATTGTAGCATTGCTGCTTGTTCGTTAATTAAATCTTGTTGATATCCAAAGTTAAGTTGATTCTTAATTGTGTTAACTGCTTCAAGTATTTGTCTTTGATTATTAACATCATAATTATCTGTTGGCTCTGGTATATAAGCTGTTATCTTTGCCATTATCTTCTACCACCTGCTTCAATATCTAATCTCAAAGTTCCATATCTCCAAGTCTCATTGACTGCTTCATTTTCAATTTTTACACTTACCTGTCTTCCTCTAACACGAGTATCTACTTTAGTTGTTGATGAAGTAATTGTAAATGGTCCAGTAATTAATGGTGGTGTTGTAGATGGAGTTGAATCTGGATTTGCTGGATAATCTCTAAAGTATAAAGTTATTTTTGCATTACCTTCTAAGCTCTTAAAGTCTGGAATAAATCTTTTAACACGCATAATCAATTGACCATCTCCAGCTAAACCTTGTTCTGATATATCGTAATCTCCTGATTTAATATAAGAAGCTATTGCTGTAGAATTTCCTGAGGCATCTACTTCATTAACACCTGTTTCATGTTCCCAGTATTTAGATGAACCATAAGTATTCGTTGCACCATTAATAGTTGGAAATGTGGGTGTTCCAGTTCTAATGTATTGTGTCGCATAAGGTAAATCATAAGTACCTGCATCTTTATAAGTTGTTCTTGCTAATGTTCCAACAGTCCAAGTATTTTCAACAAAGTTATATACAACATTTCTATCTACTTGAGTGGATCCATCTTTTGCATAATTCCAACCAACTTCATTATATAATGAGTTATGATATGCATAAGTTATTTGACTTGCTCCATAGTTAATTCCTAAATTATCTCCAACATTAGTAAATACAAAGTCTTCAACGAGTGATGGTATCTGTTTAACCGTACCATCAAATGCAAAGAATCCTCCGCCGAATCCCATCCAAAATACAGCACCTTGTGCATAGATTAATGCATGTTGACCAATACATCCGCAATTTGTACCAACCTGTCTAATTGAGAATGTAAATGGAGGTCCTACAAATTGAATTGTATAAGCTGCTTGATCTGTTAAAACTAATATGTAATCTTTACCTTGCACAGCTCCTATAATCTCGTTTCCCGTATCTAGTCTAAATGTACCCGCAGTGTTTGTAACCGTTGGATTCCAAGTATTAATATCTTCTTGATTTGAGAATCTTATAAACATTGGATCTTGAGTTGTAGGATCACCAATCGTTGTTTCTGTTCCTAATGCAAATAAATGTCTATCTCTATCTGAAACTAGGGTCATAACAGAAGCTGTCGGAGCATTTGTCACTAAAGTTGCTCTTATTTGTAATCTTGCTACTGCAGATGGATCCCAAGTAAATGTTCTACCGTTTTTAATAGTTGCAACTAGAATCTGACCATAATTATCGAGTGACCAGGAGCCAGGTGCTAATACAACGTTAGTTGATGATGATTCTTGTCCCCAACCTGGTCCACCGACATAAGATCCCCAATCTCCAGTTCCCCAACCATAAGCAGGTGTTTGTGCAATAGGACCTATTGTTACATAAGCTTGAAATGTTAAACTTCCTCCAGTTGCAACACCAGTTCCAGTTTCACTAGTTGGCATCGTAAGTGTAAAAGTATTAACTGTAGGAGTTGATAAAACTTCAAATGTATTAGTTGTAAAACTTGCTGATGTATAACTTGTTGTAGGAAGTCCTGGAGTCGTAGCTGCAGAAAATATTATATAATCACCCGTTGATAAACCATGATTGTTTTTTGTAATAGTAACAGTTGCTGATCCAGTTGTAGACGTATAAGTACATCCTGTTACAGCTGTTTCAAGTGGTGTAATATCGTAAAAAGTTCCTTCATAATATATTGCAAGTATTTTAGATGTTCCCAAAGCTGCATATTTTTTACCATCTAATGCAGTCCAAGTTAATTGTTCTCTAACGGGTCCTGCCAATGTTTTTGAATCTAATTGTTGCCAACCACCTATTTTCTGTGGTTCTCCATAACGGAATCTAATATTATCACCTTCAATCCATTGCCCTTCGGCTCCGGTTGCAGTTTGTTGCTTATTGAATCCAGGTTTAAATTGTATTTTCTGTAAAGGCATAATTCCTACATTATAAAATGCAAGATTATATCATGCTTTATTTAAAGCGGAAGTCTTAATTGGATAATCTTGGAAACTCACCAAGTGGTCTTGTTTTTGTATTAATATCGTATTTATACAAATCAGCTAGTTGCTCGACACTAGAAACTGCATTAATTAATGCTTCCATATCATTAGATTTAGCTCTAACCGCAGCTCTATAAGTTGCAACATTAGCAGGTATAGCAGTTCCAGCTTCAGCATTTCTAATTACATACCAATCTGTAGATTGTAATAAACCTGCAGCTTGAGACTTGATTCTAGCTACATGATTTGATTTTAAACCTTTTGTTACAACTTGTTTACCATCTCTATCTAATATTGGCTGACCATTTATATCTACAGCATTAACATCTTCTAATGCTTTAGCAATTGCTGGAGCATATGACGCTGTAACTTTATCATTTGCGAATGTAAATGTTTCAGCACCATTATAATAAAATTCTGTGTCTTTTAAATTAGTTGTATCGTAAATAACTTCATAAATTCCAGTAGAACCTTTAAAAAAGTCTTTACTTGAATTAGCTGCTACTACCTGATTATTTTCTACTTTTGCGAACATAGTGTCTCCTTATAGTTTATTTTTAATCATTTGTCTATCTTGCTGTTGTTGGTACAGAAGTTGATGAAACAAATGGGTTTTCTGCAAATGCGGCGTATATAAAAGTTCCACCTGAAGCATTTGTATCAACATAACTTGCTCTCCATTTAAATCCATTTGATAGAAGATCTACATATTGACTTGAATTTGTAACATCAGCTCCAGTATCATTAGGTAATAATACTGTGTCAGTTACGTTATATGTATTTCTCTTATTATCCCAAACTCTCCATTGAGATACAGAATCCGATCTTTTTATCATTAAGTATGCAGGTTTAAAACCTGTATATACAAATGTTCCATCAGCATTACCATTACCAGTATAAGAACCAAACTTACTAAATCCTTTTTTTTCTGCAAAACAGTAGGCAATATAAGTAGCTCCATTAGTATTTTCATTAGAAAAAGTACCAATACTAAAGACAGAAGAAGTAGGAGATGTATTATTCCAATCAGCTCTTGTTTGTACTGCTGCAGTAGAATTTAATACCATTATTTTAGTATTTCCTAAAGCTTGACTATAAACAATCCAAGCATCAGTGGCACTTCTTATTTTTAAAAATATCATTGAAGGTGCAGTTCCTAATCCATGACCAACAGTAGCTGCCGAACCCGTTCCAGTATAACCTACAACACTAAATCCACTTGTTGTATTAGCTGATACTGTGCTTGTAATGCTTCCATTAGTATTAGATGCTGTTGTATTTGCGCCAAGCCAGTTCCAAGAAACCTGTGATGCACCATTAGCATTAACATCTCCAAGAGTACCTATACTAAATCCATCACTATTAAAAGCAGTTAAACCATTAACATTAGTTTGCTCTGGATAGTCAAATGCACTATCAATAAATTTTGTTACACCTCTAACAGAATCCCAGAGTGTATGACCATTAGCAGCACTTCTACATTTTATCCAAGTCCAATCTGGTTTAAATCCAACTCCTGTAATAGATTGTGTACTTCCATTACCAGTATAAAGAACTGTATTAAAATAACTAGAACCTTTATTGATCGTTGTATATGCCATAGTCTATCCGTAAATTGCTAATGTTCTGGTACATAGTGCATAGTATCCAGAAGGAGGTTGATATGAAAAGTTTCCAAATCCACCAGCGTCTGTGTAGTTATTAGCTGAATAAAAAGGAGAACCAAAGTTCCAATCAAATACTGGGTCAGTTCCACTATCTAATGAAGAACTTCCAAAAGAATAATCATATCCATTTGTAATAGCCCAACCACCAGTTCCTGAAGAACCAGAAGTTGGAACACCTGAATTTATAAAAGTTCCATTCTTGCTAAAGTAAACATAATTATTATCTAAATCTAAAGCTACACCAATTATGTCATTAGTTGTATATGTTGCTAATCCAGTTGTTAAAGCACCAGCATTGTTATAAACTTGTCCATGCGAAGCATATCCATATCCTCTTGCTAATGCACCTACATAAGTATCCATTGTATAAATAGAAGTATCTAAAACACCAATTTGTGGGTAGTTTCCACCTAAACTTGTTACTCTACATTCTGCATACCATTTACCAGTTGTTGGTGCTATACTTGAAGCAACCATTCTTTGACCACCAGCAGAAGTATTTGTAAATTTTAAATTACCTTCACTATAAGTTATTGAAGTTGAATATAATAAAGGATTCAATGTTGCAAAATTATTAGTAGGAGTATCTGTACTCTGGTCAACTGAAGTTAAATTATTTACTGTAAAATTATTTCCATTACCTGATGAATCTGTTCCTAAAGATGCAGAGTTTGCAAACTTTAAATAATATCCATTTGTGCCATACGTACCGGTGTAAGCGATTGGTGTCCAGATGCCTGTTGTAGAGTCGGTTTGGCCAAAGGATGATGGAGTTAATTGTTGACCATCAATCATATAAACTTCTGACATATAACCACCAATATATTCTGCAGTTGCATATCTACCTATGTATTGAATAGTAGTAGTATTAAAATTTGTATTAAGATTTTGACTTACTGTATTATTTGTACTCCAACTGGTTATTTCAGTTCCATTAACATAAATTCTACATCTATTTTGTGCTGTTGCATTTGGTGTGTCAAAAGCAATAACTATATGATACCAAGCAGAAGTATCTCTAAATAATTGAGAAGATACTCTTATAGTACTAATTGGATTGTTATAAATATATATTCTAAAAGCATCGTTATTATCAAATCCTATTACATCTATATTTGATGGGTCGGTACCAAACAATTGTTGATATGCTCCTAATTTACTTCTTTTAACCCAAGTACTTAATGTAAATGTTTGTCTGTTTGTTGCACTTGCAGGAGTTCTATTCAAATAATCTAAACTATCAGGATTAAATCTTAATGAATTGTTTACTTGATAACCAAGTACTTGCGGCCAGAGTCCAGCTTTTTGATAATTAAAAGCATCACTTATTTTCCACACACCTTTTGCTGTAAAAGGTGTAGGGACATTATCTGGTCCTATAATTCCGCCGTTTGGTCTAGCCATTAATTAACTCCCAGTTTTGTATTTCTTCGTTCCATATTAAATATTTACGTTCTAACACTTGTTCTTCTTTAAGTATAGGTTTTGGAATAGGTGGTATCCATTTTCCATTTTCTCTAGTCCAGCTTGGATATGGTTGAAGTGGATAAAAATATCCATCTACATAATCACCACCAACAAATGCTGGATTAGTAACTAATATTTCATTAGAACTTAATTCATAATTGTCAGGATAAACATTAATTGCAATAACAATTCCATTATCATTAATAATAGCTACATCTTTTGTCATGCCGCATACCTCACTATAACTAAACCTTTATAACCATTTCCATTAAGACCAGAACCACCACCACCTGAACCAAAAGAAGTAGCTGCTGCTCCTCCACCATTTACTCCTCCATTACCTCCGCCTGTTCCTGCTGTTCCACCAGTTCCAGAATCAACTGCACCACCACCTCCAGAACAAACAACAGTCATTCCAGTAAAAGTAGTAAAGTTTCCAGATGTTAAATTTGAATCAATATTTGTAAGTGTTAAACCTTGTCCACCACTTCCTCCAACAGTTGAAGTAGCTTGACCACCTGCGGCAGTTGCTCCACCACCACCACCTGCACCATAAGATGGACCACCAATATATGCTGTTCCACCAATATTTGTATTTGAACCAGAAGCAGTACCACCACTACCTGTTCTATTTCCATAAACTCCACCACCTGAACCTCCAGCACCTCCAGCAGAATTATTTGGAGAACTAAAAGAACCACCACCTCCACCACCATTAGCAGAAATAGTAGAAGTTCCAGCAAATGAAGTTGCTGATGGTGTTCCACCAATAGTGCTTCCACTTTGACTTGCTGTACCACCTGCTGCAATTGTTACAGTATAACTTCCAGGAGTTAATGTTTGTGTTGTATAACCAGAAGCTGGTTCTTTTGCACCAGCACCTCCTCCTCCTCCATTACCAGTGCTTGTACCATTACTTCCTCCACCTCCACCCGCACCTATTACTAATATTTCTACTGAACCACCTTGTGAAACTACCAATGAAGATGAAGCATCAAACATATGATATTTATATGAACCAATTGTTTTAACTTCTGAACCACCAGTTGCTACAACTCCTGAAACTGGCCAAGTATTTGTTGTTCGAGCTTCATATTGATCTTGTAAAGCCCAAACTCCTGATGCTGATGTTGTTGATGGAGTATTTAAAACTCCTATAATTCCACCGTTATCTTTTGCCATAGCAAGAGCTCCCGGTTAACTTATGTCTTCGTATGAAATAACAATTTCTAAATCGCCGTTTGCACTTGCGCCACCAACGATAGATTTATCTTCTTCTAAGTAAAAAGAATTTGTTTTATCTAAAACAGATAATGTTGCATCTGCCGGTACAGAAATTGTAGATGCTAATTCATAAGTTGTTCCACCACCACCAGCTGCTGTATTAATACCTACAGTCACATCAGCTGCTGATGAACCGTCTACGTTTGAAACCATGATTGAATTAATTTTATAAACTTTTCCTGAAGCTGCAGAATTTGCTAACAACACTGTTGTAAGAGTTGTTGTTAGGGCTGCATAAGTTGTTTTTCCGTAAATCGATGTTACGTTTACTATATTTGGATTTGCCATAATTTATCTCCGTTCGTTATTATTATCCGAAAACTATTGCCATTGCAATAGCTTTTCCTGTTGAAATTCCAGCATTACCAAATGATAAAGTACCAGAACCATTGGTAATAATTGCCTGTCCTGAAGTACCGTCAGCTGTAGGTAAAGTAAATAAACTTATTGTCTTTAGCTGTGAATTTACATCTGTAACATTCGTTCCATCGGAATATAGTAATTTTATGCCTTTATCACCTGCCGCCCATGTAGCGCCAGATCCTGAAGTTGTTTTAAATGTTACTGCATATGCTCCCGTTGTAGCATTTTTAACAGTATATGTTTTTTCAATACCATCTGGAATAATAACGTTAACTGAAGATGTAATAGTTCCTGTTAAATTTAAAACAGCATTTTTTCCATTAGATAAAAGACCATTAGAAAAAACTAAAGTTGCACCTGTCGTTGCATTTAATGTAATTGAATCATAACCAGCGATTGCTTGTTGTAAAATGTTTAAATTTGTATTTGTAATATCACCCCAGAAACCAGCTTGTTCGCCAGTGACCATGAGTTCTAGTTTGAGGTCTGTAGAATAACTTGATGTCATATTTTAATTCCTTATATTATTTATTAAATCTATGCGGCTGTGTCAATCTCTGTCCAAGTTGCAGCAGTTCCGGTATTTACTTCAGTCCAAACTTGATTATTTATACTATTTAACGATATAGTCAATCCATTTCCAGTTACAGGTATAACTGCTGTAGCTCCTGCAAATACTGTTCCAACTGCTATATTTAAGCCTAATCCTGTAATACTTACTGGTGTTATATTATCAACTATAGCTGTTCCTTGAGCTATATTTAACTGTTCACCTGTTAATGTAACATTACCAGTTCCAACAACAACTGTTCCAACAGCTAAAGCAACAGTCATTCCAATACCTGTTACAGTAGCATCAGGACTTGGATCTACAACTCCTTCAGCTATATTTAATCCGTTTCCTGTAACTTCTGCTGTAAAGCTTACATCTACAGTTTCATTACCTAATGAAAGATTTATTTGTTGGCCAGTTAAATTAACTAATCCTGTTCCTGTTACACTTTCTTCACCTAATGAAAGATTTAATTGTAAACCAATTCCATCAACGATAACACTTACATCTACAGTTTCATTACCTAATGCAATATTTAATTGTTGACCTGTTACATCTACAGGAACATCAATTAATGCTGTTACAGAATTTAAAGAAATATTTAATTGTTGACCAGTAACATCTACTACTGCTAATCCAAAAGCTTCAACTGTACCTAATGATAAATTTAATCTAAAACCAGTTAATGCAATTTCATTATCAATTGCAATGTTAACTGTTCCTAATGATAATGGAAGATTATTTACGCCACCATAATTTCCATAGCCCCAATTTTGTTTACCCCAAGCTACGTCTAATGGATTATTGACTTCAACAATAGTTCCTTGGTCGCCCCAAGAACCTGTGCCCCAACCGAATATTCCCCAACCTGCTGCCATAATAGGTAACTCCTATTACGCGTTGCCGATTCTTAGAATAGCCGCTGATGTTGTGTCTGCTGGAAACTGAATTGTGAATGTTCCAGATGTTGCTGATTTATCTCCATCAAAACTTAATACGCATACTGCTGCGTTAGAATTTGATGTGTTGTAAATCAAAGCTCCTGCTGCAGTTAAAGTAACTCCAGTAAAAGATATATCTGCAAAATCTATAAATGCAACACCACTAGAAACAACTGGAGATATGTTTGTTAAAACTCCACCACCTGTTGTGTATGTTCCAGTATTTTGAACTTCATTTGTTGAAGTGTAAACTGTTGTTGCTGAACTTAAAGTTGCTGCAGAAGTATAAAGAGCAAGTTTAAAAGTGTTTCCAGTAGCAGCAGTAAAATTATGCTGACCTTGTAGAAGCTGTCCTTTAAACGAATTTGCAACTGCTTGTGTTATAGCCATATTAACTCCTAATTATTGTCCTTGTTTTTGAATCTGAGGTGAACCTTCTTGATATTCATCTCTTCTTCTTCTTCCCATTTGTTCAATAGAGAATCCTTGTAACGCTGATTGATACTTTTGTTCATAGAACTGAATCATATCAGCAGGACCCTTTAAAAAACCGTAAGCCTCAACAAGGCATGCATATAACAAGCCAGAGGGAAATTGCTGACTTAAATATGTTGTAGTATTACTAGCAGATAATCCTGCTGGCTTCAAGGTATAATTTAATTGCATCGTATATGTCAAGTCTGGAATTGGAGCTAATACTATTGTATTTTCATTCCAATAACTAAAGTATTTAGGCAATCCTTGAGCATTACTAGCATTATATTCATTAATAAAACCTGTATCTCTATACTCTATTATAGCATTACTACTATATACAGCCGATGGAATAATTTGAGCTTCTCTTATAATTAAAGTTTGATTTGTTATAAGAGGAACACTTACATAAGGTTGAGCTGCAATAATTGTAGCAGTTGCATATTTTCTATTATTGTCAGAATCTACATCTCTTTGAATTCTCCATTCAGCATCTTCAATAAATCCATTAACAATCGTTGATGTAAATACGTTTGAATCAACTTCTGTGTAATCTCTAATTTTTTGTACTAATTCTGCGTATGTCATATTAAGCCTGTAAAGTTACTGGTCCTGCAGAACATTGTGCTCCACCACCAGAAACGTTTCCTGTTGTTGCTGTATCTGTACTTCTAAAATAAAAATAATTCAATGGATCACTTACAATACCAGATGAATCTATTTTTCCAACTGTAATAGTAAAACCATTTGCATTTGAAATATCTGTAACACCATCAAAAAATGGAACAAGTTCAAATGAAGTCTCGCGCGTAGGCGTGCCTGGAATTAAAACTTCAGGTGGTCCTCTAAATCTGACAACATTACCAGTAGATCTTCCGTGATCTTGTGAATAAACATTAATATAAGTATTCCCTGCATACTTAATAGTTGTAAATGGATCTGGTGTTAATTCTATAATTACTGGAGGTTCAATTCTATCAGGATGTGCATATTGTAATCCTTCAGGATCAGCATTATGTGGTTTTGGTTCTAATTGAGGATGCTTTGGTTCATATTCAGTTATATGTACCCATGATCCATTCCATTCTTGTACCATTTCAACATATGGAAATCTCTGACCTGAACGATCAGAAATCATGTAAGCATATTTTCCTCTAGATAAATTTCCCATTATGCGCTCGGATAGTAAGTTTTAGGTGTTATGAATGAACTAGAAGAAGAACCATCATTTTCTAATGCTCTTTTTAATTCATCTTCATATAACATTTTCATTTCTTGACCACGTTGTGGTGCAAATTTAACTGCTAAATAATAGCTAAGTCCTGCACACATACATGGAACAAATCTGTAGGGAACATTTGTAATATTTGTATAAGCTCCAACATCTTGAATTCTTTTTGCATAGTAATAATGCATTACATTATTTACCTGATCAGCTCCTGGTGTTAAATATAAAGTAATTGTAATTTTATCTATAAATCTTTGTACCCAATATTGAGTTGGTTGACCTTGTGAAAATTTTGAAGATAGAGAATTATAAGTTGATCTATCTATTTTTGTAAGTGGAAAATCTGCAACTGGAACTTGTTGTGTATTTCTATATGATGCTTCATAAATATCATCTGGACCATAAGTAATAGAATCATAATCATAAACAGCGCTATTATCTGCATGGATTGCAGCTGTTGTACCATTAGCGCCTCTTGTGCAACCTGTTATAGAATTAGCACTTGTATTTGTTCCAGTATAAGTAATTTGTTCTGATCCTATAAGTAAAGTTCCTGATGTTGGAAACTGCCAAACTGAATCTAATATTAAAGTTGTATCTGTTGCAGTAATTGCATTATTTAAATAACTAAAAGTACCATCGGATGTACCATCTGATGAAGATCTATAAATTGTATAAACAGTTTGACCTTGCACCATGGATATAGAATTTTGTGCAACTTCCCAATAATGAAGTCCCCTGTTGCCCCACTCTTGAAACATAATGTTCAGCGAGCGACGAGCGGCTTTCATTTGGTTACCAGTATTATTGATAAGACCAATTCTTTCGTAAGACTCTTCTATTATTTCATCAATAGTAAAAGTTTTTTCAAAAACTGTAGTGCCTGAAGAAGTAGCCATTGAGCGACTCCTATTTTTCTATGAATAACGTAACAGTTAATCCGCTTGTATTTGAAGCAATTCCAACACCATCAACTATTCCTGTTCCACCTCGTTGTGCATATAAAACACCATCTTCTGGAAGATTTAATGTTTCAGTTTGATTTGCTCCAACTTGAACTGGAATGTAAACTTGTGTGTTAGTTGATGTACTTACAGTTGTAGTATTTGCTAAACCATTAATAATACATGCTCCTGAAGTTGCACCAGCTTGTATCATGTAACCTCTTAATCTTGTAGGTCCAGTAAATAAAACTGCAGTAGAAGTTGCGCTATCACATATAACCGGTTTTACATCTGATTTAAATGCCATATTTTTCTCCTTGTATTAAGAGCTCCCGAAGGAGCTCTTAAAAATTATTTATTAAGCAGTTGTAGAAATATTTGATAAATCGTTAACTCTTAAAAAAGTAGTTCCGTCAGAGAAAGCATAAACTGCTGTTCCTGAATTTCCATCCGCAACATAAACTAAAACACCTTTGTTACCAACTGCGCTTAAAGTTTGTCCAGAATTTTGTCCGCTTGCGATTATGATTGTAGATGCATTGCTAACTGTGTAAGCGACACTTCCACCTTGTTCTGTATCATCCGCTCCTGTGTGAGCATTTGAATTTGGTCCACCAATAAAGCCGTTAAGGGCTACTACTGGACCTGTAAACGTTGTATTTGCCATAGTATGTTCTCCTAGTTATTCCAATACCGTCTCTAGGCCGTCGACTATACGCGTCGATATTAGAAAGTTAATGTATAGTAATTAAGATATAGCTGAATTTATTAAATAGCGCAAGGGATACCTGCATCGAAAACCTTGTTTTCGGATATAAATAGCTAGTTTAGCTAGCTACAGAAAACTCAGGAGCAGCCATTTCTACTTTAATTTGTCTAGTAGCTATTTCAGCTTCAGACATTTTAATCTGGTTAATGATATCACGAATCTTTTCGTCTATCTTAACCATATCAAGAGTGTATTTACCCTCTTGAATGTAGTGTTGCTCCCAATCAAGTTCTAATGCTCTCTTCTTTGTGTAAAGAGCTTGAACTGATATCATCTACAACCTCCTCATAGGTTATCCAGCATTTAGATGTTGAAAACATCCTATTGCTGTCTTTAAGTAATATACCTTTTTTTCCTATTTTGTCAAGGATAGCTCGTTCTATACTTTCTGCACTATCATCCGCTTCAATGTTAAAATCAGCAGTATGTCCATAGGCTCTGATTTTTACTTGAAACAGTTTTGTCATAATTCATTCTTTCTATCAGATTTGAAGGGCCTCATAAAGAGGCCCCACAAATAAATAATGCTTAAATATTAAGCAGATCCTTGTGATCCGAAGATACCTCTAGGATCAGACCAGCCGAAGCTGTATCTTTCTCTAGCTTTGTATCTAACGTTACCTGTATCAAAATCACCTTCCATAGCAGTTTTGATAGGTGCTCTTACGAACATCTTCAAACCATTTGGAACGTCAGTTTTGATAAAGAACGCATCTGTATCAGTTAAGAAATTGTTAACCACATAACCTTGTGGAACCATTCCCATAGATCTGATTGCGTTTGTATCGTTATCAGCAGTACCTGTTCTTAATGTTGACTTCATTAATCTTTCCGCAGTGAATTGTAATTCTTTTGGAATGATTAATTTAACACCTTGAGCAGCAATCTTTAAACCACGCTCATCTGTGAACGAGTTGATATCAATCAACGATTGTTCAAGAGAAGTTTCGTTTAAGTCAGCTTGCGTAGCAAGTGTATTGCTGAATGAACCAGCAATAGTAGGGTGAGATGAGTTAATCAAAGATTTTCCGTCACCACCTACATATGAAGAACTAAATGCATTGTTTAATACATTCGCTCCAAATATCTGCTTAGTGTTTGCCATAGATCTTGCTAATGCTTTTGTATATCTAGACGCAAGTCTGTCATACAAGTTGTCCTCAATCGCTTCTTCAGTGATTGCGAAAGCAAGAGCTATAGTGTTATGAGTGTATCTAGCAGTGAAAGTTTCTTGCGCATTGTCAAATACAACTGCAGATCCTTCCGGCTTGATTTCCGCGTTAGCGAATCCAGATAACATTACTTCCTCTTCGAAAGCTCTGTC